AAGAAATCGCTCCATGGATTAAACTTCTCGTAAAAAGTACTTTGAACCGGCCAATTGTAAGATCTAATCTTAATCGGTCGGGAGAAGAATTTTGCCAAATCATCTGCTGTATTATCATTGACCGCATAAGTGCTATCCGGTTGGGACTCTACATGATACGCCCACTGCTTTGTATCATCGGTAAAGTGTGTAATGGTTTGGTCTATTTCTGTGGGATCTGTTTTAATTTGTATGTTAAATAAGTTTGTAGTAAGCCTAGAACGACAGTACATGAGCGGCTCAGCCCATGTCTGCTTGACATTTACTGGAGCGAGCGAAACACCTCTCCTAAATAGGAGTAATTATGAATTATGTATCGATAATTGCTCTAAACTCACCAGAGCCTAGAGAGACGAGGACAATGTCGTATCCGTCGTCTCGCTGGTAACCAGTGATGAGCTACTCTTTTCAACTGCACCTAAGTCCCCCAATGAGTGGTCGGGGGGTTCTGCCTCCACCTTATATTTAAGGCAGAATTGCTGCAACTTATATTCATAGGGATCGGCAAGTTCCCTACACATATGCTCTAGTCGACACTGACGTGCGACTTCTGCTAATTGCAGCCTTCTTTGCTCGTAAACCACCTCACCGTGAGCAAAGTATTCCCTAACTGCACCATCTATATTTTGTGCACTTTGTTCCGCTACCGTTATCGCTTTCGATCTCAAAACCGAATGGAGACTCTTAAAAATAGACTCTTCATCAAGGGCGCCCATGAACATTCCTAGTCGAGGATTGAAAACATTCTTCCTTTTCAAGAAATCAACGTCTTCATCGACCATGAATGCCACGGGCTCCGAGACTTTATCTGGCATTGTTAGGACCTGGCCAAAGGTCCCCAAATAATTTGCAACTTTGATATGATCAAACCAAGTGCATTCCTTACGAACTGATGCCTTAAAATCGTCTCCGTAAGTTGTGAGAGCCACATTTTCGTGGAAGGGTACATTATTATCTAGTGGTCTTAATGAATAATATGCACAGCGTAGGTTCAAAACATTGACCAAGCAATTTATCACCACTGTAATATTGTTTCCCGATGGATTAGACCCAAAAAACTGGTATAAATCGCCATTCATGGCGACAACGGGATAACAACAATCAGTAGCAATGCCGTCCATAATTGATAAATCTGTCTTACTATAATTGCCACTTTCCTTGGCAATGTTCATCAAAATATGAAAGGCGGCTAAAGTCAATTGTGCTGGCATTTTAGTATCGTATTTCTTATAATCTCCTGCCACAATTCTGTCACTTCCATGTTGCCTAATATGAACTGCCAATTGATGCCATTCCGGTCCCTGGGCATTAATGCCCACGGCCATCTCGGCAACTAAAGGATTCATTTGTAAGAAACGTGCAATAGGCAAAAAGTACTTGCGTATTAATAATTGAAAAGCGATAGGGGCCGCATGAAAAACTCTTACCTTGTCCTTGGTAAGTTTAGTGGGCTCGTCCTTTAAACACCCTTTAAAAATAGGGTATCCACGCTCTCCAGCAATATACTTTTGTTCTATATCATGTGCCTCTAACCAAAACTTCTCATCCAATTCCTTAGGACATGAAAATTCTTCAAAATCGTTGGGATCTAAACGAGTGATGAATTTGGACTTGGCCCCAACCAAGGGGAAACCTAAAGAAGTTTTATCCTGTATGGCATCAATAAAACGTTTACCATCTATACCGCATAGATTCTCCATCCGAGTAAGACTTCGTACATAAAATTTCAAATACGGTCTATCACGGAGAAAACCACACATACGGTTAGAATAAGAGTTGACAGCTGTGATTAAGTGATCGGAAGGAAAAGGGAGCGTAGGAGAAGCTATTGCATTTAGACACTCTTGGTACGGTTTCCACGCAGGCACAAATTTGGGTTTTCCCCATTTTTGTGGTACACCAAGAATTTCTTCAACTGCCTTACTAATAGGTGTTGTCACAACAGCAGATTCACTACGAGCTCTACCTATAACCTGTCCAAAATACTCTACTTGACCTGGAGCTTCAAGATAGTTAACAGGACTCTTAGCATGGATCTTAGTTCCCTCAAAATACTTCACACCATATTGGTGTGTGGGCAACAGACCTTGATCCTTGCAAAGAAGTACACCAGGTTTACGTCCTAGCTCTTCAAAAGCCTTGTCAAATTCTCTCAGCGATAAAGTACCGGCGACACCTCTACGAGTACCTAGAACACCTGCTAAATGAAAGCCCAATATAACCGGGGCATTTGTCTCAGATATCCACGTACTCATACACATTCCACAGAAAGTATCTACTTCCAAATCATATTTAAAACCTCTATATGACTGGCCTAGTACTGTCATCCAACCAGGATTTACTACTGCGGAAAAACTATGTATCGCACCTTCCTTGTCTCTATATTGCATATGGGCCGGACATTTTCGTATCTCATTAATAGGCAAATACTGGGATATATCTTTCCAGCTTCCACCTGATGGTACATAAATGAGACACAAATCTGTATTAGGAATATCATAGCTATGAGAGAGTGATATTATAGTATTAAATAAACTACTAATGTTACTCTTAGATCCTCGAATAACTTGTAC